ATGACTATTCCTGAAGATTTACTGAGCACCGCGCGTATAATAGAGTTCACGCTGCCAAGGCTCCACACCGGCAAGAACTGGTATGTGGACTTCTTCGCCTACGACCCCGTGTCCGACAGGATGAAGCGGAAGAAGTACATGCTCGACAGGACCAGGAAGCGCAGTGAGCGCAGGACGATGGCCACGCTGCTTATCTCGAACCTCACCCAGCGGCTCATCAAGGGATGGAACCCGTGGGTCATGAACGACAGCACGAGGCACCTGGCCCCGTTCCCGGAAGTGATGAAGAACTATCGCGACTACATATCGGCGCTGGAGGTGAAGGGCACGATGAAGCACAAGACCGCCTACGACTACATGAGCCGAGTCAGGTCATTGGAAGAGTACATCGAGGAGTGCCACGTGGGCATCAGGTACGTCTACCAGTTCGACAGGACGATGATCGTGGACTACCTGGACTATCTCATCATGGACAAGGACGTGAGCGCCACGACGCGCAACAACCACCGCACGTGGCTCTCGACGCTGTGCACCTGGCTCGTGGAGCGGAAGTACATCGACAGGAACCCGTGCGAGGGCATCCACATGCTGCGCGAGAGGGAGAAGAAGCGCGACGCCCTGACGGCGGCCGCCCTCACGCGCATGCGCGAATACCTCTATAATAAAAACAGGTATTTCCTCTTGGCCTGCATGATGGAGTACTACACCTTTATCCGCCCCGACGAACTGCGGCACATCAGGCTGGGGGATATCAGCATTAGGAACCGGGAGGTGACCGTACCCGCCGAGGTGGCCAAGAACCACAGGGAACGTCGCGTGGGACTGAACAAGAAGGTGATCCGCCTGATGGTGGAACTGAACACCTTCGACGCGCCCTCGCACTACTACCTCTTCGGGGAGGACCTGAGGCCGGGACCCGAGATGACCTATCTGAACAGTTTCCGCTACGAGTGGGGGAAGATGCGCAAGGCGCTGCGCTGGCCAGACAGTTACCAGTTCTACAGCCTGAAGGACTCCGGCATCCGCGACCTGGCCAATGCCGAGGGCGTGGTGGTGGCTAGGGACCAGGCAGGACATACGGACGTGGCCATCACGAATCGCTACCTGAAGAAGGGAAGTGTGGTACCGGACACGGTGAAGGACTTCGAGGGCGCGCTATAGGATCTCGTAGAAGTAGCCGGTCTTTATCCGGTCTATGCCGTCGGCATTTATATTGGCTTCGACCTTCGAGCAGAGGAACCGCTTGTTGTAGAAGACATAGACGGCCGAAGGGTCTGGGATGCCGTCGCACAGGAACTTGATGCACAATTCGTCGTTGGCATCGATGTTACCGCCCGCATTGATATGCACGGCATTCCGGTGCAGTTGGCCGATATGCGGGATGGTGCCGGCCTGAGAGAGCGCCAGCGAGTAGTCCTTTCCCTGTTTCCTGGAGCGGCCGAAGCGCGAGTCCGTGAAGCAATTCGGTATCACGAGCGGCAGGACGTTGGTACCGTTGACCAGACGCTGGCACTCCTCCGACACCCACATCAGGCCCATCGTCGTCTCCTCCTCCTCTTCCTCCGCCTTGGCGCTGATCCCGGCCTCCACGACATCCTCGATGGTGACGTAGGGCAGTTCGTCCTCGTCCACCACCTCGCCGCCGTCATCCGGCAGCACCTCGCTGTTTTCGACCGTAGGCAGGAGGGCTGTGACTAGAAGGCTGTCGCCAAGGTTCCAGACGCCGCCGAATGACACCACGAAGATACGGAACTCGTGCTCGGCCAGCGCCACGGGGCAGATGTTCAGATCAACCGTCGCGTCCGAGGAACCGTCGCGGATCATCTTGGTAAAGAACCCGAAATCCTTCAGTTGGTATACCTTGCGCCCCTGACCGTCCTTGCCGGACACCGTGCCGTAGGCGTAGCCGGAAGGCGACACCATGAGCGTCGTCATCTTCTGCCGCTCGGTCATGCCGGCAAATGCCGCCGACCGGCTGCTGTCGTCGGCGTATTCCTGGATGTCGAAGTTCTCTATGACATCGTCGGGCACCTCCAGCAACTCGTCGTCAAGGCCGCTCAGGTTGTACCTGATATTCGAGGAACCGAGGTATTCCAGCCCGTCATCATCATAGTTGGATGTGAAATCATCTACCGGCTCGTAGGTGACGACACGGCTCAGGTCGATCGAGTCGGCACGCAGGATCCTCACAGACTTGGCCTTCTCGTCGAAGAGGTAGACGGCATTGAAGAGTTTCCTGAACTCGTCAAGGAACTTCTTCACCGTCCAGTGGGGGAGCGCCTTGGCAATGATGGCGGTCTGTCTGGCTGAACAGATGAAAAGTTCGTTCCATGGCGAGACGTCGTATGCGTTCTGCGTCACGGTATAGCCCATATAGGAGAGGACCCTCTCCAGTACCAGCAACAGCCTGGGCTGGACGGCCCTGTTGACCAAGTAGTAGGCTGCATCCACGTCCTGCGGCCAGTCACGGCTTTGAGAGGAAATGCATATCTCATTTGCCATCCGGTTGTTGGAGTTGTCCCACACCGGCATGAAAACGGCCGTAGATAGGTCTCCGATGTACTTCTTACTCCTGACCTCGCTGTCCACGTCGATGGCGTCGCTCACGACATGGGCCTTGCGGGTGACGTTTGGTCGGTACTTCGGCGCGACGGAGGGATAGTTGTCGATGCGGTCGATGTACACCTTGTCGAAGTCTGAGCGATAGCGCACCGAACTGCTGCCGCTCAGGATCTGCAGTTTTATCTCAGACGCGCTGACGCTGGTGACCGTCCCGGTACCACGTATGACCGTCACGTTATCGGCAACCAGTTGGCAATCAGCGAATGTCCTGTTTCTCTTCGTGGTATCCAGGCGGTTCATTGCGCCGAATACCACCCGGTTTTCCAGGATGTCAAGCGGGAAGGTGATGTCGTAGGTGTACGAGTCCCTGTCCTTGATATAGGGATTCTCGCGTGTCAGCCTGATGCTGCCCGAGATGGTGGGTACGGCCTGCTTGCCGTCGATATAGCATATTATCATCCTCTGTTCCTGTTTTTATCGTAATGTCTCTTTCTGCGGTCGAATTCGTCCATGTCCCAGATAACGCCTATGCCGTCTTTCAGCGTCTCATCCAGACGCTCGCTCACCTGGCTGGAGCGGTCGAGGGCCTCGCGCAGTTCGGCGTTGTCACTCTGAATATTGACGATGGGGGCGACGACCTGGGCGGAACCGCCCGCGCCCATGGAGCGCGACACGTCCTGTGCGGTCAGGCTGCCGACGGTGTTGTTGCGCTGTGCCTGGTCGAGGAAGTTAAGGAAGGGCAGGATGGCGGGGTTCTGTACGGCCTGGTGGTTGGCCACGAACTCGCCCTCGTGGACCACGCCCGCCTCGCGGCGGTAGCGGTGGCCACCCGTGAAGCCGCCCTCGTAGTATCCGGCTTCCTGAGCCTGCTGCTGTTTCTTCAGAGTTGCAATCTGAAGCATGCCGGCAGCCAGGGCCATGGCCGCAAAGGTGGCGGCAACGATTGGTGCTGCAACCCCGCCGACAGATAGACCGGCACCATAAGCCTGGATGACATTGACAGCCGTCTGGGCACCGGCCTGAGCCATCTGGACTACCATCTGACGTCTATTGTATTTATTCTTGATGGCGGCTTCCTCTTTCTGCTGCTTTTCCTGCAGTCTCTTCACCTTTTTCTGGTTGTTTCCGGCTGCCTCTATCTGTTTATCGTATTTCTTCTGCACCTGCGCGGTCTCATATTCCTGCTGGGCAGAGAAATAACTGCCGGCGGCCTGCATCACCTGGTTTACCTGCTGGTAAGCCATCTGCATCTCCTGAGAGAGTTTCCCGCAGAAATCGGAGGTGGCCTGCTGCTTGGCCAACAGATAGGCCTCGTGGTTTTTCTCATCGTCACCATACAGTTCCCTCAGTTTCTCCATGAGAGTCTGGTAGTTCTGGATGGTGCCTATGATGGGAGAGGTGCTTTCCGTCGGAGCGGCGGCATTGCGTGCGTTGGTCAGCATGTCGTTGGCGGTATTCCGCGTCTGTTCCGACGGGGACTGCGTGCCGGCATACTGGGCCCGAATAGCAATAAGAGCACGTTGGTACTCCTCTTCCTTGATCTGACCCATCTCGTGCAGTTTGTCAAGTCCGTCGAGGGCTGTCTGCAGCATCTTCTCATTACTCATCCCCAGATACTGCTGGCGCACCTGGTCGAGTTGCTGCTGGTACTGGCGTTCCCTCTCCAGCATATTCCGCTGTTCAGTCTCTTCCAGTTCCCACTCAGCATCCATGCGTTCCTTGCTGCCTTCGCGGTAAAGTTCCACCTTGTCAGCCAGGAAAGCCTCGTTCAGCAGGCGAAGCCGCTCCTGTTTCTCCGACTCGGTTATCTCTTCGCGAACAGCCTGCGCCTCGATCTCCGCCCTTTGTCTCAGCATGCACCGCTGCAGATCCTCCAACTTCATGCGGTTCACCTCCTGTGAGCCCTTGAAGTCCAGTTCCTCAATCTGCCGGTTCAGTTTCTCATACTCCCTGGATCCCTTCTCATACACGTCACGCCTTTTCTCAAGACCCTCCCGTTGCAGGGCGGCCATGTCCTGGATATATTGGCGGTAAGCAATCTTTCCCGTGGCGTATTCATGCGTCTTGGCTGCAATCCTTGCGTCTGCCTCTGCCTTGGCGGCATCCTCGGCCATCTTAAGGCGCTTGCGCTCCTCTTCCTCCTGCTTCTTTCGGTCTGCCTCTGCTTTTTTCTTGGAAGCATCAGAAGTGTACTGAGAGGTGCCGCCAGACGATCCACCGCCGCCGTCACCTGCCTTTTCTGCCTGACTGTCTGCCAGTTCACCAACGTCAGCAATCCTTTTCTGCAGGCTGTCTATCTTGGCGTTAGTGTCCGCCAGGTCACGGTCTGCCTTATCGAGTGTACGCCTCAGGCTGGCCTCCTCTCCGATGCCAAGGAAGTCCATCAGTTTGCCAGCACCGCTGTTCCTGCTCCCCTGAAGGGTGTTGGCCTGTCTGGTGTTCCAGTATTTGTCGGATGCCTCGCGCTGCGCATCCTCCTGTTCACCTTGCCGTTTGTAGAGTTCCTCAAGTTTGTCTTTATAGGCCTTCAGCCGGATCTGTTTCTCCAAGGAGACCAGGTAGTCGTCGATGGCCTTCTTGTTGTCGCGTGTCAGGCGACCCTCCTCGTCGAGCATACCGTTGTAGTCGGGGATGATGGCCTTCAACCTGTCAAGGGCCTCGCGCCGCTGGCCGATGCTTATGGTCTCGTCGCGCATGATCTTGTCGAGGTTTTTGATTTTTCGGGCCTCCTCGGAGTACTGCGTCACAGCCTTGGCTTCCACATCGTTCAGTTCCTCGGCCTTTTGCCGGGCCTCGGCCATCTTTGTCTTATACTTGTCGATAACTGTAATGACAGCCGCGATGCCCGCAGCAGCCAGCCCCCAGGGTGTAGCCTTGGTGACGACGGCCCATATCTTTGTAGCGTTTGTGGCGATTTGGACGACTGCTGTGTAGCCGCCGATAAGGATGGCCAGACGGGAAATCAGCCCGAAATTCCTGGTGACCACCCCGGCAATAGCACTTAAGGCCTTCACCAGAAGCGACCCTCCGGTGATAGTGTATTTCACGACAGGCAGCAATTGTTCTCCCAGTTCTACCGACAGTTCATGGAACCGTTTCTTGGCCTTTTCGATCTCAGCCTGTACGGTGTTGTTCATGGTGTTGAACTCACCCTCGACGCTGGTAGCCTCCTCATAAGCCCGGGTGGCGCGTTCCTGATGGCGGCGCACGTCGTCGATCTTGTCGGCCATGGTGGCGAGCACGGCCACGGCACGCGAGCCGTCGAGCCCCATGTCGTCGAGCATCTTCATCATCGTCTGCGGGTCTGCGGCCTTCAGGCTGTCAGCCAGTGCGAGGATGGCGGCGTTGGCGTCCTTATTCAGCAGATCCGTAAACTCCTTCATATCCTTTCCGGCAATCTTGGCGAACTTGGCCGTGTCGGTCTGCATCTTGGTGAGCATATTGCCGAAGGCGGTGGCGGCCATCTCATCGCGCAGCAGGTTCTCGTCCATGACAGTGCCGAAGCCCATGATCTGGGCCTGCGTCAGTCCGAGTTGTTTGCCGAAGCCGGCCACGCGGGCGGTGAAGTCAACGAGGAACCCGGCTTTCGCCGCGGAGTTCTGTGCCAGTTCGTTCAGGGCAGAGCCCGTGGAGAGCATGGCACCCTTCAGACCCCGTTTCTCATCCTCGCCGAAGGCCATGGCCAGTTTGCCGATGTTGTCGACGGCCCCCTCGCCGAGGTCGTCACCCAGTGCCACGCCGATTTTATCGGCTGCCTCGACGAATTCGAGGATATCCTTTTTGGACTGAAGGCCAAGACGACCGGCAGCACCCGCGAGTTGGTTCAACTGTTCACGGCTGGTGCGGGTGTCCATCTTCTTGAGTTCCTCGTTCATGTCGCGCACCTGGTCGGCGGTCATGCCAGTATACTTGCGCACGTCGGCCATCTCCTCCTCCATCTTGGCGTAGTCTTCTACGGACTTACGGATGGTGGTGGTGATGCCGGTGATGCTCTGCACAAGTACGAAGATACCGCCCCAACTGTCATTGAGGAACTTGAAGAACTTGCCGAACAAAGGCTGAGAGGCCTTGGTCTCGGTCTTGATCTTTGCCAGTTCGGTATTGGCCCGCTTCGCCGCCTCTGCCAGTTCATCCCACTCCTTGCTGCCTCGCTTGATGTCGCCGCGCGCCATCAGTTCGTTGATCCGCTTGATGGTGTCCCTCAGTTCCTTCGGCTTGGCTGTTGACATGTTCTTGAGAGCGGCATCAATGCTCTCAAATCTGTTACGGGTCTCAGTCAGTTTGGCATTGTTCTTGTCAATTGTCTTCTGAAAACTCTTCCACTTGGCGGAACCCCTTTCCCATTTTTCCTGTTCCTTTACCAACTGCGCCGTCTCTCGCTCGAGTTTCTCTATCTCTTCCCGAGCCTGTTTCGTGTTGAGTTTGATAACACTTTCGTATGTCTCTGTATGTGCCATAAAAAAGCCCTGTCTTTGAATTTCTGCAAAGATAGGGCTTATTCGGACAGTCTAAAAATACTACGAGATCTTACACAGGTGGCCGTCGCACTCGTATATCTTGCGGATATGGGCCTCCAGATCCTCCAGGGTGTCGCCGACAGCATAACTCATATCTTCGCCGGTCTTTGCGTCAACGATCCTGGCACCGTAAAGTTTTGTCACGTCATCGTAGTTAGCGTAAAGGACGCGGAACCTCCCGTCTGGGCTCTCGGAACAATTGACAGAAACGGAATGGAAACGTGAAGATAAAGATATGTTGCCAGTGGCAGACTTCAAGCCTGCCACGATGAGCCATGCAAATATGATGATTGCGATGGCGACACCAGCCCATGAAGGAAGGCCTAAGAAAAACATACCCAATCCCTAATGATACACCAAAATTCTAAATCCCGAGCACCACTGCCGGTGCGATATCCAGTTTGACGGCGAGGTCACGCGCCACCTTCAGGGTGGGCTCCGACTTGCCGGTAATATAGTCACTGACACGTGAGGCACTCAGACCGAGGATCTCGGCCAGTTTTGCCTGGGTGATGCCGAGTTCAGCCATGCGCAGTTTGATCACGTCGCCGAGCGACGGCTTGCCGATTGCAAAGTGCTCCTCGGAGTAGTCTGCCACGAGGTTAGACAGCAACTCGAGTTCGATGCTGTTGGGGTCTGTCCTGGGCGTATTGTCACCTACCAGCGGCAACAGTTCCTCCACCCTTGCCACAGCCCAGTTGTACTGTTCTCTGTTTTCGATCTTTGTCATATTCCGGTCCTCCCTATATTGTCTTACAATCAATCTTGTCATATTCCTTGTGCGTACCGATGAAGCGGATGTAGACGAATCCGATGGTGAATTTGATCACGGCCACGATACGGAAGTGGTTGCCCATGATATCGAACACATAGCGCTGGTTCCCCACGGCGTCCACCGAATTAAAGTCATTTTTGACGTCGGCAAAGCACGTCCACCGGCTACTCTTCACCACGCTCACCCACACCTGCAGGGCAACGAGTGCCTCGGGGTGCTCGGTGGTGAATTGCCTGATGGTCTGTTCGGTAAATATCCTCATATCTTTAACTTTACGGTGCAAAGATACGAATAATATTCGAAAAAACAAAATAAAATTCTAAAAAATAGAATAAATTAACAATAAGAAACCCCTGCACGCCTGCAGGGGGAATTGATTTCTAACAAAAACAATTTATTATAACCTTAACGTTTTATGTAATAAATAAAAAGGAGGTCATTTTTTTGAAACCATGACATACCTGTTGTACTCCACGCGGGAGTTTGGATTGAAGTTGACGATCTTGACGTTGTAGCCCCTGACGCCCCACCGCAGCCAGAGGAAACGGTGGCGGGGAATGCGCTCGATGAACGTGGCCAGCGAGTCGCGCACGGCATAGTCGAGACGGCTATCACGGATGTTAACCTTAAAGTCTGCCCAGTGGTCGTGGTAGGCGAACACGGTGTCGCTGTCAGACCTCTCCGGATGCAGCAGCACCGACCCGAGCGTCTGCCGTAGCATGACGTTCTCGGCCTCGATGCGGGAAACCTTCATCTCGAGGTCCTTGATAAGTTCGCGGTCGGCTATCTGACTTTTATAGTCGGTCTTGTCGACCTCGACCACCCGCTGGGTCACCACGGGGATGGAGTCGCGGATGGTGTCGGGCTCCAAGGGAATGGAGGCGTGAGAAAGTTGCACCTGAAGGTCGTGCACCTGCGCCTCCAACCGTTTGTTGGTGCGACCTGCCAGGAAACCGAACCCAACCAGTACGGCGATGGCCAGGAGCAACCAAAAGATAATATCACCCTTACCGATGTTTGTATTCATATCTTCACAATCTTACCATTGTTAACCTTATATCTCTCGTAGCCGAGGAAGAGGTTGGCCTCCATCACGCGGCGATTCATCAGTCCGGGCGACTGCTTCTTGGCCGCGTAGATCCATTTCACCACCTGGTCTGTAATCTCCTCGTCACCGGCATCGGCCCTGATCCTCTTCAGAAGCGTGGAGGACTTGAAGTCGCCCTCGCCGATGTTAAATATCCACGATACGAGCGCATCGAACTGGCACTGGCGGAAGTTGATGCCGAGTGCGTTCAGCAGGCGCTCGATGGGGGCGATATCCTCTACCAACAGGTCTTCGGCCACTGCGAGAGTAATATGCTGCCCCATCTTAACACCTTTGGTATGTCCCCAGCCGATGGTGGGCACGCCCGCCTGACAGCGGTATGCCTCAAGGCGCAGTCCCTCGAACGACTTGATGATGTTCTTGCCCTCAGGGCTGGTCGTCATTTTCCTCATTGCTCTGTTTCTTTATGTATTCACCTTTCTCATTGAAGTCCTTCAGGCGTCTCAGGAACCAGGCCGGAAGGATGGGCATGATGGCGTTCGCATTCTCCATGATGGAGATGCCCTCGCGGATTAGCATGTAGACGCAAAGGTATTCGCCTATCCACTGGGTCGGCCCTATCAGATGGCCGTTCACCGTGTAGTTCGTGAGGAAGTTCGAGGCGATGAGCAACATGATATAGATGAAGACCTTCTTTGCAAACTTGTGCCAGAACTCCTCGCTCGATATATCCTTTTGGATCCAGTGCTTAACCAGTGAGACGATCGTATCGACGGCGACGGCCACGCCGATCCATTTGGCGAACTCCCAATCCTGGTATATGTAACGCATCACCTCCACACCAACAGTCATTGGCATGGCGGCGATGAGTGCGATGATGGTCTTGATGTGCATGATGTCCTTAAAATTTACCGCAAAGGTAACGGCAAACGGCCAAACGTAAAAATACGTTAGCCGGATCCCGGATTTCACTTTCCTTTTGTCCGGAATCCGTATCTTTGTGCCATCATTTAGCCACTATTGGCTCAAACAATACTCAAACACCAACAATTATGATCGCAAAAATCGACTACAACATCACGCTAAACCGCAACGGTTACGTGAACAGGAAAGGCACCCGCGAGGTGGTCATCGAACTGTACCAACTCGGCAGCCGTGCAACCATCAACACCCACATCAGAGTAACCACTCCGGAACTGCAATATGGGAGGTTTCAGGAATGTTGTCCGCTCAGGGTGGAGTATACCAGGATTATCGACGAAATGGTGCAGGAACTCACCCGCATCGAGATGGAAATCATCTGCAGCCACCGCGAGTGCACGCCCCGCAAACTGCGCGAGGCATGGCGAAACAACCTGTCGCGGTCTGCGCTGCTGAGCGACTTCACGGAGTCGGTCATCAGCCCGTCGAGCAGGAAGGAAAATACGAAGGCCTCATACCGTACACTGGTGAGGGGTCTGGAGGAATTTGTGCCTGGTCTTCGGATCAAGGACATCAATTATGACTTCCTGGAACGGTGGGTGAACTGGCAACGTGACGTGAAGACAATGAAACCAAATACCATCATAGGTCGCCTGAAAGCCCTGCGCTGTCTGATGAACGAGGCCATCAAGCGCGATGTGCTGACTGTCGACGAAGACCCGTTTAAGGCATACACAATTGGCGAGATGAAGGCAAACAAGGAGTATCTGACTAATGCGGAACTCCGCCGTCTAGAGCGAGTGGAGTGCGCCGATGGGCAGCATGGCCACATACGCGACGCTTTCCTGTTCTGCTGCTACACCGGCCTCCGATGGAGTGATTTCACATCACTCCGGAGTACGCAACTCAGGAATGGCATGCTGACCATTGATCAACTGAAGACCGGCCACCTTGTGCGTATTCCGTTGGCCGATATCTTTGGCGGCAAGGCGGTGGCCATCGTCAGCCGATATCGTTCACTGGAGGCCCTGGCAGATGTCGGGCATAACAGTCGCTGCAACCAGGTGATCCGAGAGGTGGCCGCTGCTGCCGGCATCAAAAAACGAGTCCACTGGCATCTCGCCCGCCACACCTGCGGAACCCTTCTTAACCAACGAGGTCTTCTGATGCAGGAGACCCAGCACGTGCTCGGCCATCAGCGTCTCGAAACCACCGAACGCTTCTATGCGGCCACCTCATACGAACAGGTTAAGAAGTCCGTTAGAAAGGCGTTTAAACGATAA